AAGTAATAATACTTAACTCTGTCCTATATAAGGGGCAGAGTTTTTTTATGTCATGCCAAGAAATCAACTTGATAAAGAAGAATTGAAATGTTATATTCTTAAGTTAAAGTATCAGGTAGATTCAGATAAGGGATATCCTGGGGAGAAAGCATTAGTACAGAAATATCTCAACAAAGTTTTGGATAAAATTGAAGAGTATAGGTATTGACAGGTTCGGTTTTTTGTAATATAATATAGTTTCTGAGTTGCATAAATACTCAGACGTAACTCATTGTTACGAATTACAACAGTGACCAACGCCTCAACTACTCGCAGCGGTTCTGTGTTATAATAGTCAAGCGGGGAAAAGTCGTACTCCCCCAACATCTGCGGGTATCCATTCCGCAAGTAAATTTAACGAGGTATTCTCATGATCAAATCCGCATTCGCAGCACTGGCTGCTGCTCCCCTTTTCGCTGGCGCTGCAATGGCAGGTCCTTATGTGAACGTTGAAGCAAACTCTGGTTTCAGTGGTTCGAACTACAGCGGAACGACGACTGACTTCCACGTAGGATACGAAGGCACCGAAGGCGCTCTGGGTTACTACATCCAAGGTGGTCCTTCGCTGAAGACCCCTGATGGTGGTGCTTCTGAGACCGTTTTCTCTGGTAAGGTTGGTGGCAGTGTTGCCGCTACTGAGCAACTGGGTGTTTATGGTGAGTTCAGCCTGGCAACCGCTAAGGGTGCCGTTAAGAACTCCTATGGTGTTAAGGCAGGCGTCAAGTACTCCTTCTGATAATCCTGTAGTATAATTCGGGGGACTTCGGTCCCCCTTTTTTATGAAGAAATCATTTCTTAAAATTATTTTTTCACCAGTAACTCACTTCAATTTATTGTTAGTGGGTTTTTTGGTATTGATTCAAGGAATTCATGTTCATACACATTTTGCTATGGACATTGATCCAGAAAGTTATTGTTATTCTTTGTATAGAAAAAATTCTAAGTTATTGAATAGACACAAATACAATTGACACTCTCAAATAAATTTGGTATAATATGGGGAAGAGTTGGTTCTTCCCCTTTTTGCTAAATACCCCGTGCCGAAGGAAGTGCGATTTCGTTTCGGATGTTGAATTCTGTTAATTAAATGCTTAAAAGACTATCCATTCTTTCTTTTCTCACGATTCCAATTGCCGCTTGTGCATATCCTGCAATCAATGAAATTAAAAATCCACCTCCTGTGGACGTTTCAGTAAACAAAGAAAAGGCAATTGAACTGAAAATCGTAGAAAAGAAATGGACTTGTCCTTCTTGTAACAAGAACGAACAGTATGTTCTTACACAACTTCAAGAAAGAACAAAGATTTCTGATCGTAATGCACTGGCAACGATTCTAGGAAATATCAAATCTGAGTCTGGATTCCGTCCGAATGTCTGTGAAGGAGGCGCACTCGTTCCTTATCAGCAATGCCGCCGTGGTGGTTATGGATTGATTCAATGGACTACCCAAGCACGTTACAGTGGACTTGGTAAGTTCTGCAAGACATATGATTGTGATCCTTCTTCTCTTGAGGGACAAACCCGCTATATGATTAATGAAGTTCACTTCCAGAAAGTTTTACCAGAATTTGAAGGACATGGACAACCAGTTCATCAATACATGGTTGCTGCCTACTATTGGTTAGGGTGGGGAATTAAGGGACACCGAGAACACTATTCTTATAACTACACTAAAAAATTAGTTTGGACATGACTTCAGTAGATTGGAGATATGATGACGGAAAAATGGAACTCCGTCAGCAGGCATTAAATGTTTTAATGTCTAGGTTTGGATCTAGTTCCCATACTAATCCAGATGGGTCTTCAAAGTATTCACTCAAGACCATTTACGAATGTGCTCACGACTGGGTATCACAAGGAAATGTATCTACTAGTGGAATAGTTAAATATTATCAAGCTTACTATTCACCATGAAAAAATTACTGCTTGGGTTAATTGGTTTATCATTAGTTTCTATACCTGCCCTTGCAGGAGAATCTAAAATCAAGAAAGGATTCTATACTATGGATGCTATGGGTTGCATGTTAGTCAGAGAATGCACCAAAGATGTCCGACGAATCAAGAGTATCAACGATATTCGTAAAGAGTTTCCTGATTCTAATTTTGATCTTATTGCTGACGAGTTTGACTCAATGTTGGTATCCCTTGATAAGATCGGAGTTATGGTTTTTCTAGGGCACGAAAAGTATTTTCCCCCTGGACATCGTGGAGTTTATCATACAGTATCTAATAACTTTTATCTGAATGATGCTTTTATGCATCGTCCTCACGTTCTTATGACTGTGATGAGACATGAGGGATGGCACTCTGCACAGGATTGTATGGCAGGTACTATCAAGAATTCTATGATTGCTCTCATTCATCCAGAAGAAATGGTGCCGCCTATCTGGCGTGATATTGTAGAGAAGACATATCCCAAATCTGCTGTACCATTTGAATCAGAAGCAAAGTGGGCAGGTAAGACTGAAGGCATGACAGCAGCAGCACTCAAAGCATGTGCTAATGGTCGTATGTGGGAAGTCTATAAACCAACACCATTGACTGAGAAGTGGTTGCGTGAAGAGGGATATTTGACTAAATAGCAATGCATTGCTTCTGATCAAATGTCTGAACAGGTAAAAGAAACTCCTAAAGAGGAAGAAAAGAAAAAAAGTTTTGTGGGTAAACTGAAAGATGCTGCAACTGATCATGAAAGTCAATTGGAAGCAATCAGTACCATGGTTCGTCTTGGTATTCTTGTTTGGTCTGGTGGCATCTTGACTCTTGCTTATATTAAACTTCCTGCCGCTTTTGGTATTCCCGAACAGAAACTTGATCCCACTTTCATTGCATCTGTTTTCACTGGAGTCTTAGCTACCTTCGGAGTTCAGACTGCTAAGAAGTCTGGTGATGGAACAATGAAGATGGGTGCTGCTGGTGGTGGCATCACTAAGGCAGATCTTGACAAACTCATTGCCGCAGCAGCACAGACAGCACCTGCTCAAACGATTCGTATTGAACAGGCACCAATTCAAATTGCAACTGCTGCACCTAAAAAAGATGGCGAACCACCTATTATGCCAACGGTATGATGTATGTTCAAGAAGAAGTCTGGTTCTGAAGAACCACAAGTAATTGTAAATAGACCTCAAAAGTCCCTCTTCAAGTGGTTTGCACTTGGGGTTGGGACTCTTTTTGGTGTTGCTCATATTGGTGTTGTTGGTCACCTGATGAACAGGAATCAAGTACCCATTATCAATTTACCCGTAGGTGACTACACTGCCTATCAGGTAGAAGCGTATGAAGGTGGTTATCGTATCCAATACCGCTCCAATGCTCCACAGGTAATGGGTAAGGATAAAGTTGTTGTGAAGAAGAATGGTTTCTTCGGTATCGGTGGAGATACTAAGATAGTCCAACAGGAACAGTACACTATGGATGGAGCGACTCATCTCCAAGGAGGTGAGTTGGGAAAGTTGACTGCGAAAAAGATAGAGTGTATCAAGGCGGAAGGTGGTGGCGAAAATGCAGGTAGATTGGTTGGAACTAGTATTGGTGCTTCTGCTGCCCCAATGTTTGCTAATATTCCTTATATTGGTTGGTTGGCAGCGGGATGGGTAGCAATGTTTGGTGGAAACACTGGTGCTGAGATAGGTGGTGAAGTCGCTACGATGATGAAGGACTGTGACTAGTGGAGATGAACATTGATGATTACAATTCTAAATTATGTTACTGCTTTTTGGTCTACTGTAGTTATTCCTTGTACTACTGTTCCTGCTAATTGGGAACACTGCTCTCGCATAGATAAATGGTTGATACCTGATTTGATTAGTGCATGGGAACTTAAGACTGGAAAAGTTGTTCCTTATCAAATGGAAAAGGATTACTTAAATGGAATTAATTCTGAGACCGAATGAAAATCTAAACGATCCAGTGTGGTCTGTAATTATTCTTTTATGTTGCGGACTCGCATTTACGCTATATTGTGTCATATATATTTTGCGCCTATCATACAAGGAACTAGAAGAAGATGTCCAAGAGTCCGAACAAGGGCAAGAAGGGGACTGCAAACAACAAGAAGCAGAACCAGGGCAACGCAACAGCGAAAAAGGCTAAGAATGGAGGTAAGAAAAAGTAATGTTCCTAACTACATTGTTTATTATTGGTCATATGGAAATTGGTAATGGTGTATGTAGAACTGATATGATGATTAATAAAGATCCAATCTCCATGGAATATCCATGTGAGTATTATTCTGAACTGCATAATTTGGACAAACAATTTATCCAAGAGAAATAAAAATGCAAAAACTAATCAATGTCCTTGCTCTTGCGTCTTTCGGTGTATCTGCTGCCATTGTTGGCGCTGGTGCTTATGTGTATCTCAATAAGGATGCATTAATTGAAAGTGCAAAAGAACAAGCAATCAAACAAGTTACTGCATCAGTAACTGAGGCCCTTCCTGGTATGATTCAAGGTGCCATGCCCAAGATGCCATCTGCAACTGGTGGTGTCATGAATTCAAAACCTGCTATTCCTGGTCTTTGATACATAGTATTAATAATTGAGATTATACTATGACTACGACTAGAAGAAGAAAGTCCAGAGATGCTGAAGGAAAATTCTTTCTATATGTTTTCTTCTTTCATCTTTGGAGTGGATTGTTAAATCTGTTCAGACACGATGACTAATGCCTGAAATTCGTGAGATACAAATCAGGAGTCTGGATATTCCTTCAGTTCCTGATTATTTGATGTATCCTACACAATCACTCCCTGTTGCTCCAGCAGTAACGTTACAGATTGGCACACCTATTGTAGATCTTCCTGGATGTGTTGAGGCACACCCTGATGGTAGTCCGCAACTTGCCCAGGATGATCCAAGAGGTGCTAAGACTTATTGTGATGGAAGTGTACCATCATTCAATCCAATAGAGTTTGAACCAAATCAAATTCTACCAACTCAAAAACCAAAGGTAGACACAAAACAACCTAAACCTCCTGATACACCTAATCTGCCAATACCTAAAACTCCTGCTGCTACTGCTAAGGTAGATTGTCCCACACCAGTGCAAGCAGCGAAGGAACCTGTAGGGACATATCTTGGGGGGTTCAGAAAGAAAGTTACTGGATATCGGTTAGTCGGCAATGTGTGTGTTCAGGATACACAATCAGTGCCTATCCCAGAGCAAATTATTGCTGGTCT